ACGACGAGTTTGTTGACCGATAGCATTGGCTTCACGTTCGATTTGGAACATTAGACCTTTGAATTTTTCAACAGACCAACGACCATTAGAGTCAACGTCAAGGTCAAAAGTACCAGCAGTAGCAGTACCAACTTGAGCACCTGGCTTAGCAGTTGTGTAAACAGTACGAACAACTTCACGGTTGATTTCAGCAAGGATCTCAGTAGACAAGATGTTGCTTAGTTCGCCTTCAGCGTCAAGACCATGAACAGCTTTCAAGTCTTGTGCTAGTTCAACTGAGTATTCAGCTTTCAAAGCACGAGTCTTGGCAGTTACAGAAGTCTTTTCGATTGAGAAAGCCATTTGACCGAAAGAACCGTCACCAGTTCCACCTTGGCCAAGACGTTCAGCTGCAGAAGTAGCCAAGCCAGTACCAGTAGTGTAAGAAGTGAATGGGTCAGTGTTAGCAGCAGCAGAGTGAGTGCCAGTACCAGAGAAGTCTGTATCAGCTTCGTTGAACAACGCTTCAGTACCACCTTGAGTGCTGTAACGTGACTTCATTGCGAAGATCAAGCCAGTTGGCTGAGTCATTGGTTGAACGCCAGCGATATCATAAGCGATAAGTTGTGGCATTGCACGACGAACCAAGCTGATCAATACTGGATCAAACTTAGCGATACCGCCAGTGTCACCGTATGAACCAACAGAGTTAGTTGGAGCAGTTTCGAAAAGGGCTTCTTGTTGCTTGCCCATTTCACGTTCCTGGTTCTCTAATAGAACAGCAGTAACTTCACGCTTGTAAGATGATTCGATTGGAGCAGAGCCTTCGTGATTTAACACGGGTGCCCATTTTTCCATTAATTGTTTGCGATCCATTTTGGATTTCCTTTAAATTAAAATTTATTTATTGTTGAGAGCTGATAGGTAAGCAGACATTTTTGGGTCTACTTTCTTTGAACCAGATTCAGTAATTACTTCAACTGGAGTATCAGTTACAACAGATGTTACACCTGATGTAGTTTTAGTAGTGAAATAAGATTCACGTAAAGTCTTAACTTTAGATTCGTAAGTTTCAGCATCATCAAAATTAACTTCAGCAACTAGACCAGCAAACTTTTCAGCTTCTGTATCAGTTAAACCTTCGCTAACTGTCTTAACGATTTCATTACGCTTTGCTTCATTAACTGATTTAGTCAATTCAACATTGGCAGAAACTTGCTCGTCAATCTTAGATTTAAGTTCACTAATTGTTTCTTCCATCTCGCCAAGTAGGTCATACTTTTCTTCTGGAACATCAATATAGTGTTCTTCGAATAGTCCTTTCAGACCATCAACGAAACTTTCTAAAATATCAGACTTAATACCACGCTCAAGGGCGATTTCATTCTGTGTCATCCACTGCTCAGCAATATAGCCGAGGTATCCATCAACTTGTTCAACAATACCCTCAATTTCTTCAGCAACAGTAGTAGCTACTTTTGCTTCGAACTCTTCTTCTAAACGAGTAACTTCAGCAGTTACACGGGACATAACAGCAGCTTCGAAAATCGTAGCAGCTTTAGTCTTGAATTCTTCAGACAGATCATCAGCGCCAAACATAGCGTCTAGATCTTCTTTCATACCTTTGATAGCATCACCTTTGCGGACAACAGCTTGGTCGCCAGCTTCTGCGCTGCTGTTAGCTGGGTTAGACTTTTTAGAAGTACCACCCTCAGCTTCTTTTTCATTGTCCACGTTATTGCGTGCATTATCTGGGTTTGGTGTTTCACCACCATTTGGAACTGCATTGCCTTGGCGAATGACAGCTTGGTCACCAGCAGCAGCACCTTCTTTAGTAGATTTGCTACCACCTTCGGCACCTGCAAACTTGGCTTCGTCTAATTGTTTCTTTTTAGACTCAGCTAAAATTTCAGCGATTTTTTGTTCGATTGACATCTATGTTCTCCTAACTGGATAGTTCTATGATTTATTTATATTTTATCTGATTTTACTCAGAAAGTGTTGGAAAGCTCGAATCTTCGCTTCCTCTAGATTTCTAGAAGAAGTTTTCTTAATGAAAGATTTTACCTCTTCAATATTTTGCTCCACAAACTTTCCATCAACAAATGTCCATTCCTTACCTTCCATAATCCCACGTACATAAGCATCTGGGGCTGAAGGATCGGCGACGATATCCGCTGCAGTAGACAGCATGAAATCATCTTGAACAATTTGAACACCTTCGTTGTTAGTCTTAAGTGATCCCATTGCTCTTGAAGACACACCAAGGTTTGCGCCACCTTCTAAAAGACCTTTAGCGATTTGACCCATTGGAGTATCTAAAATCTTGGCACGACCAATATAGTTCGTACCTTCTTTGCGTAAAGAAGTAATCATATGTGATACGCGATCAAGGTTAATACCTGGACCTTCTGGATGACCCAGTTCACCGTATGCACGATTGTTCTCAACTGCTTCTTTAATGTAACGACCGACTTCACGATCCATTGTACTTTCTTTGTACATACGACCATTGCGGTTAGTAATTTCTGATTGAAGGAAAACCCCTTCAATAAAGTATTGTTTTGGTTTACCTAGTTTCTCTTCAACGATTACGTTGGTAGTGTCGTAGACTTCTCTAATTAGTTTCATAGTTAGACCTTATCTGGAGAACCACTCATAGTGGTAGAAGCACCAACACGAGTCTCATCGTCGTAAGCACCGTAAGTAGCAGTTTCAACTTTAGTATTCCAACCAGCAACTTTACGTAGAACGATATAACCAGTAACTGCTTTTGCAACATCATTAGTTACAACGATATCATATGTGTTGTTAGTGTTATCAACAAAACCATTAACATTTAAATCTAACACTGGAGCATTCTCTGGGGCGCAAGCAATAATATTTTTACTGCTACGAGTAATACGAGTACCAGCACCAGTTGCACCAGTACAGAAAAACTTAACGATGTTTACTGCTGGAGCGTCAGAATTACGAACCTGAGTAGAAGCAGTTAAGTTAGCGATAGTAATTGTACCAGACTCAGCAGCAACAGTATCGAAGTGAATGATAGTTTCTAAGTTAGTATTTTTTACAGTTGTAAATAAGACAGCCATTTGTTATTCCTCTATTTGTTCAAGCACATGAAAGAAGTTCTCTTTTGACTCTCTCATATACTCGATAATCTCTGTTTGATTACCTAATAACTTATTTAGGATATCTTGCGTATCTTCGTTTATTGCAACGGTAGAACTATCAGCAAGGACGTAGTGAAGTTTACCTTCAACAACTCTATCAAGTTTATTCAATGAACGAATTTTTTGTACGACTGGATCAAGACTAAAAATATTAGAAGAAGCAAGTTCTACGTATGACTCTATTAATGTATCAGTAACTTTAATATCGTGATGTTCTTTAATAATACTAGCCACAGTGTTTTCCGAAATTTCTTGATATGTATCTTTTGCGATCTTATCGGCTAGTTGGTGCGTGTCGTAATCTTCTTTAATATAATTTCTTGCTTCTTCAATCGTTTTAAATTCAGTATTCAAACCATTGATCAAAATCTTACCTTCTTCAGTCAATTCGATTAACTGAAGATAGGATCTAACACTTTCAACAATGTTAGATTTCTTTAAAGAGTTTCTTAATTCGTAATATTGCATATTAGCAAGATTCGGTTTTCTTTTTCTTTTTCATGCCAGTGACTTTGTCTGTCTCATATTCTTCTTCGACAACAGCTTCTGGGTCTTCTTGTTTAAACATTGTTTGCGCAACATCAGTGCGCATATCATCTAAACGAGTAGAAATCTTTTCTGCCATTGCTGCATTAAATGCAGTTTCAATTGAAGTTGCATCTTTATTAATAATCGCTGACACTAAATCTAATGTACTCATAATATCTCCTTATTGACCATTTGGTTTTGGCGCATCAGCAACTGGTGCTTCAGACGCTTGCGGTGCATTTGCTTGCAGGAAGTTCTGTTGAGCAGCTTGTGTAACACCAGCTAGAACACCTGTGCGCTCGGCATCATTTTGGTGTTCTTCCTCATCAGCATCCATTTGCTTCTGCATCTCATTAATTTCATCTTCAGTAAGATGAAGAACATTTTTACGAACCCAATCCATAGAGTAGAATCTACCTAGATACGGTTCAATCATTTGTAGGGTGTTAACACGACCCAACAAAATCTCATTATCTTTTAACTCAGCATAATGATTATCTTCAATAAAATTATAACGAATGTCTTGTTTAATTAAGTCCCATTCTTCTGAGCGCATAATGTTTTTTGCTATAACCTGAACACGTAAAGCGTCAGTAAATAGCGTAGAAAACTTAGTACGTAGTCTT